TAAAGATGTGTATGTTGAGTATGATGCAGAAACCACAGATGATGTATGCACACGAAGATGGAATGTACTAGAGGACAAGCCGATAGAAACTGCTAGTGAGCTGTGTTATATTCTTAGGCGAATTACTAATGCTAATGAGAATAGGCTGGAAGCATTGCAGTCAATATTGGCAAAGCATCCAAAAGCTATTGTGTTTTATAATTTTGATTATGAGTTAGATATGCTCCGACAATACTTGAGTGATTTGAAGTATCCATACTCAGAATGGAATGGGCACCGTCATGAAGCTATACTAGAAACCGATAGATGGGTGTATCTAGTTCAGTACTCAGCTGGTGCAGAAGGTTGGAATTGCATAACAACCGATACAATAGTGTACTATTCTCAAAACTATTCATATAAACTTATGGAGCAAGCATCCGGACGTATCAATAGAATGAACACCCCGTTCCACGATTTATATTATTACCACATAACGTCATCGTCCAAGATCGATAAGGCAATTAGTAGAGCCCTTAAGAACAAGAAGCAATTCAATGAGCGATCCTTTACTGAAAAAAACATGTAGCTTCGTTTTTATATTTTTTACACGTCGCTTAATAGATAAGAAGGGTAAGGTGTGTCGATCCTATCCACGCGTTAGCGGTTCTTGGGAGAAAGATTTGGAGATAGGCGGCTCGAGGCACGCCTTTTTATTTTTTTTTGGAGGACTAGCTCATGACGCCAGAAGGCAAGTTCAAGAAAGAACTAAAAAAAGAACTAAAGACTCGTCTTCCTGGTTGTATAGTAATGCAATTGGATCCAAACGAGATCCAAGGTATTCCAGACTTAATAGTTTTGTATGAAAATCGATGGGCCACATTGGAGTGCAAGAAATCTGAGCAAGCACACCATCAGCCGAATCAAGACTATTATGTCGAACGTATGAACGACATGTCATACTCTAGTTTTATATTTCCAGAAAATAAAGAGGCGGTACTAAATGAACTTCAACAAGCACTACGAACTTGAGGGGAAGCATGCATTTCTTAGTGCAAGCAAGTACCACTGGCTTAACTATACAGAAGACCATTTGATAGAAGTTTATCGGAATCAACAAGCTAAGCTGCAAGGAACGTTGCTTCATCAGTTTGCTTGTGACGCAATAACTTATGGCATACCTCTTGCTGAAGATGGTAGTACGCTAAGCATGTATGTAAACGATTGTATAGCAGATGGTCTTCAACCAGAAGTCGTTTTATATTACTCACCAAGTGCTTTTGGTACAGCTGACGGAATTTCCTTTGAGGATGATTTGCTAAGAATCTACGATCTCAAAACTGGAAAGACCCAAGCGTCAATGAAGCAACTGATGATCTATGCTGCTCTTTTTTGTTTAGAGTATAATGTGAATCCACATGACATTCACATTCATCTACGAATTTACCAGAACAGCGAGGCAGTCGTACACGATCCAGATCCTAATGAGATTTGGGATGTTATGGATCGTATCATAGCGTTTGATAATTTGATACGTTCCATACAATAGAAAGGGCGGTCTTCCATGCTTGTTCCAGAAAATGAATATTCGGGCGGTTTTATATTTTCAGACGATGACTATTTGGAACATGTCGGACGTTCTAAGAATGACGGAGCTCCTATTGGCTCTGGTAGGTATCCGTTGGGTTCTGGCGATCAGCCATATCAGAACGACTATCGGGAATTTAGAACTCGACTGTTAGCACTGAGAGCTCAAGGAGTGACAGACCAGAAAGACTTAGCTAATTATTTTGGTATGCCTATTCGTGAGTATCGAAAACAGGTGACCTTGGCTAAAGCGTCCGTAGACAGAGAAGATTATTTTACAGCTAAGAATCTTAAAGCAAAAGGTTGGTCGAAAGAAAAAATTGCAGAAAAACTTAATTGTTCTACTGGTCGAATAGACAGCCTTTTAGAACGAGATGCCGCATCTAAAGCTCGTGATATCGACAATACAGTAGAGCTTCTTAAGACTAGCTTAGCTGACCAAGGAGGATACATCGACGTTGGTAAAGGTTCTGAGATTCTTGTCGGTGTTTCAAGAACTAAGTTTGATGCCGCTTTGAAACGACTTACTGAAGAAGGTTATAAAGTTCAAGATCTTGGTATTCAACAGCAATTTGGCCAAGGCGTCACGCCTTATAAATTGCTTACGCCTCCTGATGTCACTAGAAGCGAGATCTATAACAATTCTGATAAGATTCGTCCGCCGATTGATATTAAGCTGGACGCTGACGGCGTTAAGCATGTTCTTAGGCCGATTCAGAATGTTGACTCTAAACGACTTCAGATAGCTTATGCAGAAGACGTGAAGCCAGACGGCAGTCGTGGCATTGAGATGGATGGTGTCATAGAGCTTCGTAGAGGCGTTGCCGATCTTGATCTAGGCAAGTCTAAGTACGCTCAGGTTCGTATAGGTGTTGATGGAACTCATTATCTTAAGGGCATGGCTGTGTATGCTGATGACCTTCCCAAAGGAATTGATATTCGATTCAACACCAACAAGCATCAAGGAACTCCGTTGGAGGATGTTCTGAAACCAATGAAGGATCCTACGAATTTGAAGAATCCTTTTGGAGCTGCTATTAGACCTGGACTTCAACGAGGTGCGTTGAACATCGTCAATGATGAGGGTCATTGGGACAAATGGTCGAAAACACTTTCGTCTCAGTTTTTATCTAAACAGAATCCATCTTTGGCTAAGAGACAGCTGAAATTGTCTAAAGACATTGCTAGCGCTGAATTGGACGAGATCAAGTCGTTGACTCAGCCTACTGTTAAGAAGTTCTTGTTAGGCAAATTTGCAGATAGCTGTGAATCTGATGCAGTGCATCTAAAAGCTGCAGCTTTACCTAGACAGGCCAACAAGGTTTTATTGCCACTGCCATCACTAAAAGAGACTGAAGTGTATGCGCCTACTTATAAAAATGGTGAATACATCGCTCTTATTAGACATCCTCATGGTGGCATATTTGAGATTCCTATCTTAAAGGTTAATAATAAGAACCCACAAGGTAAGAGTATGATTGGCGATGGAAGAGATGCTGTTGGTATCAACTCTAAAGCAGCTGGTATTCTGTCAGGAGCAGATTTCGATGGTGATACTGTTGTGACGATTCCTTTGAAATCAGCCAACATCAAAAACCTTAGCCCCAAAGAAATGGATAGCAACCCTATACTTAAGAAAACTTTGGGTACTTTGAGAACGTTCGATCCAAAAGAAGAGTATCCAGGAGTTGGATTGAGTAAGAAACAGCTGATGTCTGATAAAGCAAAAGGTAGACACATGGGTGAGATTACAAACCTCATCACAGACATGTCTATAAAAGGTGCTAATCCTGAAGATTTGACTAGAGCTGTTAAGTATTCTATGGTTGTTATTGATGCACCAAAACATAAACTTGACTATAGACGAGCTCAAAAGGATCTTGGTATAGCGGAACTTAAGAAGCGGTATCAGGAGAAAGACGCTGATGGCAAGGGTGGCGCTGGAACAATTGTGTCTAGAGCCAAGAGCCAAACGCATCCTCTAGAAACCAAAGAAATTCTTAGTCCGAATATGATGACCGCCTCTGAGAAGAAACGTTGGCTGGCTGGTGAGAACATCTTTAGGCCAACTGGAAACACCACGTGGAGTGGCAAGCCCGTAACTATGCGATCTAATCAGATGCGTGATACAGACGATCCATATAAGCTTACGTCTGGTGGCTCTAAAGCTAATCCAGGTACTACTATTGAGAAGTACTATGCCGATTATGCTAGTCATATGAAGTCGCTAGCTAAGGAAGCTCGAAGAGAACTACGTGCCACACCAAATTCGGAATGGATTAGGTCTGCCGCAAAGACGTACAGTAAAGAAGTGGACTCTCTTGATGCTAAACTTCAGATAGCAAAGATGAACGCACCTAAGGAACGTAAGGCTCAGGCCCTAGCAAACTCTACAGTTAATGCCGAACTGGCTGCTCATCCAGAGTATGACAATGATGCTGTCAAGAAGGCCAAGTCTAGAGCCCTTGAGTATGCAAGAGCTGTCACTGGAGCTAAGAAGATCCCTATAGATCTCACGCAGAATGAATGGAATGCCATACAAGCTGGCGCCATATCAGACTCCAAGGTTAGGGAAATCTTGTCCAATACTGACATGGATAAGGTTCGATCTTATGCGATGCCCAGAACAAGCAAGGGCATGGCAACTGCTAAGATACAGCGTGCTGAATCTATGCTTAATCGTGGCTTCACATGGCAAGAGGTAGCCGATTCTTTGGGCGTTTCGGTGAGTACACTTAAGCGTAACGTCAATAGCTAGTAACAAGCGTAATAGCTGGTCATTATGGACTCATCTCCTTTTGACCAGCTATTACTTCTTTATTCAATTTTGTAGATTGGAGGTGTGTTATGTCAGAGGAGATTGAGAAGGTCCCTACCTATATGCTGACAACCATAGACAATCCGTTCCATCCATTAAACGAGTACGATGATTGGCTTAGGTTTGACGAGGATCATGGCTATTACACATGGAATTACATAGCTCGAGTTGCGGGTACTTCAGATTATTTGTCGGACGCTGAGAACCAAAGAGCCATCAACTCGGCTATAGACGACATAATACGGCTAGATCTCCAATGTATATACAAGAAAATTCTTGTTGACGATCAAACAGATGATGAGTAATCAATGATTGTGTGCTTAATTGGTATTGAATTGGATGACACACCCTTAATGTGGCTAATCATTTAACATGATTCGTTTACGATACGCCTACGATCAACCGATTTTGGTCAGCTTTCTTTTGAGTTTTTGTCGTACCGTATCGCATTGCATCGACTATCATCCGTATGTACGACTATGGCTTACAGTATTTGTTCGGAACTAATCATACTAATACTCAAACGGCCTATCATTTTTGAGATTGTTTTGTCGTACTATATAGGGTCTATATAGAGGCCCCTATATAGCTGCCTTCTATATCAACCAATAACCTCGGTTGGCACATTAGGCTACTTAGCTATCGGCATACTAATCAAGCAGATCGAAGGCAAGCGATCGATTACCCTTGAGCACGCTTAGATTCCTAATGACTGATCGTAGTGTACCTATAGGGTAACGGAATCCCTCTTTAGATTCTTTTGTCGCACCTAACTGGCATGCATCGATCACGCATCGATCGGCCTCTCGCATTCAATAGCCTATCAATTGATAAGGCGTTTAATTAACAAACAATAACAATTATTAGTGAATTTATTAGAGAGTGACACACCCGTGAACCCACTCAAAACTGACAAAAAGACCTTCAAAAACTCACACAGAACCACAAAATCGTTTGAAGATTATTTTGACTACCCGGGGGAGGGGGTCGACAATTTGTCGTTCGCTTTATTT